ACAGTGTCGCCACAAGCACAATGGCCGTTATCTGTCTCAGATAAGTAAAAGCAGCGCCGAACAAACGGACAGTCATGGAAACAAATGGGTCTTATCAACGGATCAAAAGGATTTATATCGTTCGAACGGTGTAGATAGAACTATTAGTGGGAGTGGTTCAACATCTAAACAATTGAGTATAAATTATGGTCATCATGGAGCTGAACGCTCAGATTGGGGTGTCGCGGAAGTTATCGTGTACGATCGGGAATTGTCACTGAGTGAATATTTATCGGTCGAAAGTTATCTAATGAGTAAATATTTTAAAGACGATGCAATTGCTTCGAGTGGAGAATTAAGTGTTATGCTAATAAATAATACATTTTATAATGGAAAGCAAAACATTACGGGTAGTGCCGGCTATCCAATCACTTTGGGGCGTTTGGGTATCAGAATAGGAAATACCTTAAATGCACTTTTGAATTTCAGTGACTTTAGAAATTTAAAGGTGTATGGAGCACTCGATAGTCTCAGCACTTCACTCTTACCTACAATAGCATTTGGTTTTCGTAAACTTTTAGGAAGTTATATGGGACCACAAGTTAGAATAAGACGCTCGTCGGACTCGGTTGAAGCTGATTTATATATGGACTCGAGTGGTACCATCACACTCATATCTGGTACCACCGCGACAGATTACTCATCATGGCTTAATGGGGCGACCGGATATCTCGTTACGTGGTACGATCAGTCTGGTGGGGGAAGACATGCAGTGCGAACAAGGCGTAGTACTTCATATACATGGCCACTGGTTAAAAAGGATAGTGGTGATACTACACTACACATGGATATTCAACCCGCAAGTTCAGACTTTGTAGAATTTGACAACGCCAATTTAGGAACCCACGATTATACATGGGTCATGGCTGTACAAACTCCCTCATCAAACAGCAGATGGAGAACGTATCTTAGAGGGCAATCGCGGCACCACTATTTATTACTCCAAAGTGGCGGGACATTAGTTGGATTGTATGATAATTCGAGTGGTGGTTTTGCGAATACAGGGGTAAATCACACACTTGGAAATAAAGATATATATTCTTCTTACGCTACGGGTGGTCAAACAGTTATACGACATAATGGTAATGCGGGTAATACTATAACTAAACAACTTTCAGATTTCTGGAATCAGAGAATGATGTTAACATATCCGGGTCAGGGTGGTAATAAAATGTTCGAAATAATTTTTTACGCTGGTGCACAATCTGCATCTTTTGTCGCAAGTGTCGAAGCTATCGTGGATGACGTTTTATAATTATCTAAGATACAATGTTTTATTAAGATGCCTGATACGTTGGTATTCCATAATGGTAATGCGGGAGTTTTTTATGCGATCGCTCGTATTGTTAAGTGGGGTCTCACTGGCGTCGCTGATCCACCACTGGTACCATTCCACCATTCATTATAGTGTAATCTGGATTCGTATGATCCATTGTATTCTCTATACGTAATTCTTAACGTTTTTGGAGTGGTCCACGAGGTAAATTTTCCAGCTGCTGCATTAGTTGATGAAGCGTTACAGTCAATCGTATATTCATTAAACACAGGAAACAATGCATGGTGCCAATTGCTCGATGCATAGTTTGAAGCGATTGTATGCATCGAATCCCTTAGAGTAGTTCCATCAACTTGCATTTGGTGATGCGATATACCTGAGTTTTCTGTGTTGTCCCATTGGTACGAAAAACGATAATACACTCTCTTTGTACCAGGTGGTGGAGTGTACGCGATCGTACTTCCCGTTACCGCGGTGTGTGTAGTATTTCCGTGTTGTATAGCTGTCACGTTTTGTACGGTATATGTACCCGAAGTAAGCACTATCTGTGATCCATCGCAAATTGAGCTTAGTTCTTCAATAATTTCACCTGGTCTGTATTGAGTTCTATATAAGTTTCCTGTGATACGAGATTCACCAGTAATATTTAGGTTACCCGTGACATTAACATTACTCTCTGATGGATCCACGTGAAAAAGTGCACCGGTCATCTACTGTTTACGGAGGTTTTTATGCGTTGGGTGGAGTAGGCCATACGGGATTTTCTGGATCCTCGGTTACCGAGGGTAAGTCTCTAAGGGCTTGACGGTACACTTTCCATTCTTCCAAATCTTCTTTGGGATAATCGGATAACATCATAAAATCCGATTCTGTAAGTTTTTTATTTCTCTGTTCACGAAACACTTTGTATTTGTGGGTATTCAAAAGTTCATTATATTTGGCGTAAAATACTTCTCTGGGTGGTTTATCATATCCTTCTTCAAATTGTATGAGATCATAATCGGGGTCCAAATAAAAGTTAATGGGCATAACATTCGTGGTAGCTTGTAAAGCTCTCTGTACCGTATTAAGTATAAAGGGAGTGTGCATTACTATTATATGGATTTTTTTGATACTAAAAATTACGTAAAAATCGTTAAGTATACAGTGAATAAACAATGGGGTGGTTTCGTGTGGGGAACGATACACGAAGTCGCCATAGGTTATCCAGAAATACCATCTGAAACGGATAAAGAGGAATATAAACAATTTTACGATCTCATCATGAAGGTTTTACCATGTCCAATATGTAGAGAGGAACATAAAAATATTCAAGATGCACACCCTATTGACCTCACTGATAGAGATACTCTATTTAAATGGACCGTAGATATTCATAACGCCGTCAATGAGAAAACGGGGGGGGTTACATGGACCGTAGATGAAGCCAGAAAGCAGTGGTGTTCTACGTATCACGAGTTACGTTTCAAAAACTAATATTTGCATTCCTCCCCAATTACCTTGACATCCGACGACATTCGCACGGCTGGAGTAGAATCGTATATTAGTCGTTCCAGCAGGTACTGTCCCACCACCTGTCATACATACGGGGTTCCAACTCGTATTATCAGAAGCTGTTAAATGACTCTGTATATGAGTAGATCCGAAATATATTTGACAATCGGATCGAGTGCTATAATTAAGTATAGTCGTTACACTTACGTATACGTACGCAGGTCTGCTTAGAACGAGACTATAAGACATAATATCACCCGCAGCCCTGGTTGGAGGACACCCCCCCACATTATCGTCTATATGTATGAGTCTCGGTGCTTTAGACATAGTGGTACCATTGATTGCGAGTTCACCATTCGCTCTCACAATGAACCTATCGTTTCCGCTGCTGACACACTGTAACAATTCAGCATCACTTCGATTACCACTATTCTCAAGTTTCAAGACGTTACCATCTCCATTTGAAGCACCATCGCGATTCGCTCTAAAATGGACCATCGGATTCGTTATGTCACCGTGTTGTGCAGCTACGGTAGTTAAACTGGTGACATTTAGGTTACCCGTGACATTGACATTACTATTTGATGGATCCACGTGAAAAAGTGCACCGGTCATCTACTGTTTACAGAGGTTTTTTCTTACAAAATGGGTTACACTTTGGAGGAAATTGTTTCGGTTTATACATTGGGTGGAGTAGGCCAATTAGGATTTTCTGGATCTTCTGTATTGGTCGGAATGTCCCGGAGGGCTTGGCGGTAATCCAACCACGCTTGTCTCATTTCTTGAGATACATGTGGAAAATCTGGAAGTGAATAAACATCCGTTTTTTTGAGCAAAGTATCTCTTTGTTCACGTATAAGTTTCATTGGTTTTTCATCTTGAATCTCTTGCCATTTTTGCTCTAATTCTTCCAGTGAAGGTTTTGAAATTACATTTATATCCTCCCATGATAACTGATTGTAATCATTATTAATAAGATTCCATTGAGCACCATCATATTTTTCAACAAGAACGGTTGTTGATTGAAAACGGAAAGAACCCGAATCCGTCATTATGCCAGTGTAGATGCAAGTTGCGATTGTTTTGTTGATTGCAGAAACATTTATTGCTTTCATAACATTATAAATCATTTCACTTGTAGAGCCAAGACTAGGAGTAGTTAATATACTATTTGGACGTGGACGGAAGATTGCTTCACCAATAATGGAAACGAGATAAATTAACATCAAATGTGTATGTTACATTACCAATTGCTGCATCTGCTCTTGAAGCAATAGCTAAGTCAATAAGCGGAATTAAAGTGTATAAATCGTTTGATTTAATTTCAGCTTCAATAAACGCAGTTGTTGTAGAACCAGCAGTTGCTGCAACATAAGTACCAGTTAAATCGTTATTAGAAATAGAAACTGTGTAA